TACCTATTTTAATAGCATCTGTATTCTCAAGATCGCTAACAGTAGACAAATAAAGTTTGTTTTCAGCGGCATCCGAATCACAGTTCATAATGGCAAATTGGCCTTTAGCAAGAGGAGTTGTACCTTCAATTTGTGCTTTAGTAGCAAGACTAGTTGGCGTATTATTGCTAACAAATACGCTATTTACATATGTAATCATAATTAATTAATTTTTTCTACTCACCCTATACACATATGTTCCAAAATAGAACATAAGTCTAGACCTAACTAGCTGGGCTTTCCACGTTAAAATTAAACTTATTCTTGTGTTAAGACTTCATTAGTTAACGTCTGATAACGTCTATCGGCTTGATTCTCAATATACATCTAAGCTGCTATTTTGACAATCTCGTACCAAACGTCATCTTCAAAGTCATTATATTCGACGTCTCTATTTGTAGGATTAGCTGAAGTTATTTTTTCAGGTTCCCTTAAATAGTAGATATCGAATGATTTTATTTTATAATTCTTATCAGTCAGTAAACTAACATTATAATCATTAGGTTTACCTGTACGCACACGTAAAGGTCTAGCTTTATGATACTTATAATGAAAGTCTGTAAGACTGTTAGTTATTCTGTACATAAAACTATCCGCAGTGCATTCAAATACGGATGTGTCGTATTCATGTCCACCGTTATTATCTGTAATTAATGCACGTTCACTAAGGAGGTACATCATATCGTGCGGATAAGTATATTTATATTCATCATACGTACTATGAGTAGTTATTGTGGGATTCCCCATATTTTTAGATTCAAATAAGTTGTGTAAATCTCTAGTACGTTTTTCATTTTGTTCATATGAAGTTAAGTGAGGCAAGTTCCCGTTGAAACGAGCCTTAACAAACTTCACGGTAGCCTAGTTCAGCCAATAAAGAGAATCGTCTGTAACAGGCTTTTCTAAAGCATTATCAAGCTTATCTATCTCAAGCTCAAATGCTGCTATTATATCTAATCTCTTCATTGCTGTTCTTCTTTATTTCGTTTACGGTCTCTTTCGGCTTCTCTATCCTCTGCTCTACGTTGAGCACGTTCTCTACGTCCATCTTCTTCCTATTGTCTGATACCACCTCGTACATACTGCATATATAGATCTACAGCTCCAGATACAAGATCGTCAAAACAAATCATAGGAAGTTCGCACGGAATAGCTGTCATAATATCAAAATACAAAGGCTTTCTATAATAATATACGTCAATTGATTTTATATTAGTATACTAATCTGAAAGTACTTTAAGTACATATCGCCTTGTCATTCTATCAATAGGAGTATTACCATCTATTTCTGTAATAGTTACCACAGGTTTTCTCAATATTCGCAGCGAATCAAATGCCATTGAAGATATTTTTGCAAACTCAGAATTGGTTACAAATTCATTTTCAACGGTTGGTTCCTATCCTTCAGAGAATATCTCCTTGTAAGTACTACTTAAAGTAGATATGCTATAATTGTAACATGCGAAATCTGACGGAAGTATGTATTTGCCGTTAGATAAAAGTTCGACTCTGAGAAGTGGAGCTAATATAGACTCCAGTCGAGATTTGCCTGCGTTAGTAAGATCTTTCTCCTACAGTGCGTTAAATAAACCAAGCACATACTGCTGCTAAAACTAATTCAAAAACGAATATATAGTCTCAGTATCCAGCTTAGCATCAACTTGAGTTGCTGGTAAAATTGTTTGAACTCGTCTTTCAAATTCAATACCTAATTGTCTAGTCTAATATATCGTCATGATTCAAGTCCTTTTAATCCAACATGTGTGCTAATTCTCGGAGATTCTACGTTTTCTAATGCGTATGTAACAGCAAGACTTATTAACTCTTCTGCGGCGGTATCAGATAGTTGAAAGATAGTTTGTCCTGAAGATCCTACAAATTTCTCTGGGGATTTAATATAAGTCAAACTAGCCCATTCTGCGCATTCTTTACCCGAAACAGGGTCTTCTACAGAAGCACCGGAACCAAGTACTCCGTCTTCTGTATAAGGTAGTTCAGCGACGCCTACTATTGGGTCTACTACTACAAACATCATATTGTTTTCAAAATATGCGACAGGCCGTTTTACCCAAGGTATATTATATGCAGTTGCGAAAAACTATTCAGCAGTCTTATGAGAGACCGGTATAATAGGAGCCATTCTATAATGTTTGGCTTCTCCTATCTTACCGCTCTGCCATTTCATATAATCTCTTAATTTATTATCTAATGGTACAAGTTGATATTGATACATAAGAGTGTTATTATTCTAATCCCGATAGTCCGCGCTCTTAGAATAAGAATCGTAATATGTATCGTTCATCCACCCGCTAAACAATCGGATATCTACTGGAATTGCAGCTGACACAAAATACATCATATCTTTAGGAATGACCAACTACCTTACGTTGTCTGGAATAGCCCTTGCAGATGTACTGATATATTCTCTTTCGATCGGTCGATTTAAGTATTGAGCAACAGTGGCATCTTGCCCAGATGCATTGTTTCTATACTGCATCTCATCGGTGGTCTTTTCCCAAAATTGATTTGTTTTAGGGAATTGTGTAGCACCTTTCTTGTCGCCTCCATTGATACCATCACCAAATTTTATACGTTTGGTAACGACCAGCGGCTATAAATCGGCAACGATCTTATAATCGGTTTCAAACGCAGCACGCCTTGTATTATTCCCTGTAAACTTTTGAGCAATTAGATTTAAATAAGCTTTATCTAAAACCGTAGCGATTTCATATTCTGTCAACGATGGATATGACGAAGTAACATTTGCTTTGTCATACTCTATCTTAAACTTAGTTATTATCTCGTTATACGTCATATCACACTAATGATTGGCAAATTATTTATTATTAGTTTCGTTAATGATTGAAAGCTTTAAGTCTTGATTTTTCTTATTGTCTAAATATGCTATAGCTTCATCTAAGGAATCTGCAAACATTTCAGTCCCATAAAAATACTGCGTGCGATCTTTGCGAATTACACCTTTGGCAATAGCTTCTTCAATGAGAAATTCTGTCTCTTTTGCCTTATTATTAACCCACTTTTCGAAAAATCTCTTAGGCTGTTTATCTACTAAATTGAACAATGTAGATTCTACTAATTCATTAGACATTCTATCTGCACCACCAACACCATATAGGCGAAGACATTTGCGCATTTGATCCAAAGATAGTTTATCAAATTCTTTAATAGCATCTCTACGAAGCTTATTGATTTTGTTTGCTTCAATAGCCTCTGCTTCTCTGTTAATCAATAGATAATCTTTACCTGCTGTAAATTTATCGAGAGACGTAGCTACTCTTTTGTGATTACTAAGAAACTTAATAATCATAGCTTGTCTGGGGTTAGCATCATCTAACAAAAGACCTCTAGCACCAACTTTTACACAAAATGTAGTCCAGAAATCGCTGGTTCTAGCTAAATGACCATCCTCATATCCTAAAGCTTTCTCATAATATTTTTCATCTTCAGGAGTAAGTCCTGTATAAATCGACCCGGAGCGCGTGTAATAAGGAGAAATATAATCGAAACAATTCTTATATTTGATAAAAGGTCCCCAGGGATTCTTTTTCTTAATCTTTAATTCAACTACCATAATTATTTAATTAGAGTTGTAATTAGGTCACATGGGGGCATATTGCCCCCGCGACCGTATATGTTAATATTAAACCGATTATGCACCAGTTTGAGCGATATAACCATCATTGGTAAGTTCCGAATCATCTGCATCACAGTAAAGAATACCGCAAGACAGAGGATTACGCAACATGATACCTTCTTCACCGAGGAAGTGAACCTGATAACCGTCACGGCTGTTGGAACGCAATGTATTGATGCTATTGCCATAGCCAGAAGGAATTACAGAACCACCAGTGCACCATTGAACAAACTCACGACCCTTACGACAAACCTTGACGACATTAGCCTGACCATCGCGGTTACCAAGATCAACAAAGAGGAATGTGTAAGACATCAAAGGTTTACCAGTCAGTGGGTGGAGCTGACGGAACATTTCCATATTATCAAAGAGTGCACAACGCTTGAGAGTGAGTTCAATACCATTGGTCATCTTATAAGTAGTGAACTGACCACCAAGAGTCAGATTCTGACCACTACCAGTTACAAACACAGTATCGATGAGGTTGAAACCAGCAGCCTTCTCTTTAAGGATGCGATCAAACTCACGAATACCCATCTCACCGGTAAGAGCAATAAACTTACGCTCGTTTGTACCGAGAATATTATAACAAAGGTCAAACAGATAATCTTCAAGCAGTTCAGCTGTCAACTGTGTATAGTAACGAACGTTAGCCGGAGAAATCTGTTCAAACAGACCGCTCATAGTAGGTGCAGGCCTGCCGTTTGTACCCTTAGTAAGGTAAGTACCATCAGCAAGACGATTTGACTTAGAGAAGAGCAGAGCCTTTTCCTCACGCTTCTTCCATTCACGAAGTGCGATCCAATACTGATAATCAGACCACAGGTAAGAAGTCTTACCACTTTCAGGATCTTTAAGAGCAATAGCAAGAACAGTGCTATAAGCATCACCAGTAATATCGTATGTCAAACGAAGAGTCTGCAGGTGATTGCGCATCTTAAACGGAGTCTGATAGTTGATGATATCAGCTTCATCGCTGTATTCTTCATAAGCAGAGCCAATACGACTAACCTGACGGCCTGGCATCAAGAATTCAGCAGGAACATAAGCAGCAGACGATCCATCTACAACAAATACTTCATATACCCAAGCACTACCGTCCTGATAAGGAACGCCATTCACGCGAACCTGGAAGCGATAGTCATCAAAGCTAAGAATAGCACCGGGGCCAAACCACCTTTCCTCAAGAGCGAGGTAAATAGGAGTATTGTTGATACCAGGAGTAACAACGTTGTTATCACCATAACCAATTTCTTTACCGTTCCACTTTGCCCAAAGGATATTAACAGCGTGATCGCTATCGATCTGTACAGACCATTCAAATTCACGGTTATCGATAACCATAGTCTTACCGAGACCACCGGTAATCAAATCGATAGCAGTTGACACACCGTCATCCTTGGTACCAAATACAAGCGACAAGAGACCAGCAACCTCATGAGGCTTAGTCAGAAGTGCATTAGAAATCATGTTTTCATCTACCAGATCACTAAAACGACGACCGCGATAGAGCTGGAGATTATTAAGCAAACTATTATTCATAAATATTTATTAACTTTAATTTGATTTAAAAGAG